TGTTGGTATTGTTCTTGTAATCTCAGACACTGGATTATGATACATACCAAACTTAATTAAATCACCACTTGAACCGCCTTTAATATCAGTGATAACCTTACTTCTATAAGAAACAACAATTCCATTTGGGAATGTTAATTTCCAATAATAAGTTTCTCCTGAATCTTCCAAATCACTTGCTAACTTGAAGTTAGAAGTTGCATTAGGATCTTCAAGATTATATTCATATGCCAATTTTACTGCTGGCATTAAGCCATATTTTGAAGTTTCATATTTAGTATTATCTAAAGTAGTTGTATCAATTTCGTTTGGTTCTCCACCAATATCAGGAATTGTAGTTAATCCTTTGATTTGTGTATACTCTCCATTTTCAGTTGCACAATACTCTAGTTTTGCACCATTATAAGTGCTATACTCTAATGTTTGTTCCATGAGAACTCCTCCTATCTAATAAATTTTTTATTAATTTCGTTATATATTCCCTCAGCTGTAACGACAATTTTTTTAATTCCATTGTCTAGTGTTACATCTTGATAGTTATATTTGAAATTAATATCTTTAAATTTTTCTTTTAATTTAGACAATATTCCATCAACAATAGCAAGTGTATTTTCAGTTGGATTAATCTTTCTTACTAATCTTCCTGTTAAATTTACTTGCATTGTATAATTGTTATCATAATCACTATCTATATAAGTTTCTTGCAAATCATAGCCGAAGTAAGTCTTTCCATCTTCTACTACATCATCTGCAATAGGTGGACCAGATTCTAGTTCAGTTATTTCGTTCAACTTATTTTGTATAAACTCTCTCATTTCAATGCCTTCCTTATCATTTTCTTATAGTTGGGTTTATTCTTCATTAATGCTGGATGAAAGTGTGGTCTTGCTACCATACCATCAGTGGTTACAAACATGTGTAAATACTCATCATAATAAGTCCAAGGTGTAAGCCTATAACCATACCCGTGTGGGAATGTGTTAGAACCTAAACCTTTTATACCTGTTCCCCACTCTAACAAGCATCCTAGAGGAACTTTAGCCCATTTTGGATTAGTTCCTCCTACAAGTAAGTCAGAGTAAACTTCGGTCCTAATAACACCGTTATTTATCTTTGTTTCACTTACCTTTATGCTTGATTGATATGTACCGCTCCTAATAGGTGCAAGTGCTTTGACATCATCTTGGATGTCTTTAGCAACTTTGGCCTGTGCTGCTGCAAGTTTCTGTATAGTTTTTTCTCCCCATACAGTGAACTTAGCATTAAACTTTCCTATACTATCCATATAATTCGATATCTACCCAATGCTCTTTAACAGACACTATCTTGTATTGCTTATCTTGAATAAACAAAAAATACTTCGATACATTATCAGAAGTATTATTTAATTTACTTTGCAAATATATTTCTAGTGTCTGTCTAGGGCTTGATACTCTATAAGTTTTATTTAAATTAGCACCATACATACTGGCACTTACTTCATCGACTAATTCATGTAAGATTACTTTATAATCAGTAACTTTCGTATATTCTTCGACATAACTACCATTTGCCTGTTTGATTTTAGTAGCAACTTTCAATACTGCTGGTTTTAATCTACTTAACTGCATTATATTAACAACCTTTTATTTTGCCTTATAATGTCTTGTTTCATAGTTTCCATTACAATATCGTAAGTTTTACTAATACCGCTAGTACTTTCAGACCTTACATCCTCAGTTCCTCTTTGCAAATAAATAGTTTTTGCTGCTTTCTTTATGTTGCTTTTTAGAATAGTGATTTGTTCTTCATCATCTTCTTTATATTGTCTATTTGATACATAAAGGGCATCATTAATAACATCTTCTAGTATTTCCTTTAATACATTCGTATCATCAGGATTAAACATTTCTCCTAGTTCTGCTATTATTTCATTTTGGATTTTGTTTTTCATATTGCCCCTCCTTTATATATGATTTCTATTATTATGCATGTTTTTTAACAATAACTTGTGATGGACTATTAACAGTGAATGCAGTGTTGTATTCAACTTGTGCTTTAGATCCAGAGAAGTTTTCACTATCAACAATTCTATAAGTTTCAAAATTATCTAATAGTGAGAATGCTTCATTGTAACCAACAATCATATCAACATCTGTTAAGTCAACAGTTTGTAATACACCTGCTCTATCATAGTATTTAGCTGTTTCATTATCAAATCCATTACATTCAATAATAGTTAAGCCAAATCTCTTTAATAGTTCACCAGATACTACTGCTGGGTCCATAACTGATGCTAATCCTAATTTAGCAAGTAAGATTGCATAAATATCTGTAGATACCATAGCAAAGTTTGCTTTACCTTTGTTATCTTTAATTTGTTTTCTCATTGCAGTTAATTTTTCAACAGCATTTGCTTCTGTTACTGCATCAGTATCTTCACTAACAGTACCTTCTTTAACTAAGCAAGCAAGACCACTATATTGTCTACCTTCTTTAGTTACATTTAATGCATCAGAAAGATATTCTTCTGCCATTGGGAATGATACTGCTGCTGCTTGTACTCCATAAATCTTTCTTGATTTCATGAAGTTGTTATTAAATACAATTGGAATTAATTCATCTTTTGCTGCTTCATCAGTAAAATCTCTTCCTGGAGTTCCTGGTACAACAGCATTTCCGCTATCTAATTTGTGAACAAAAATGCCACCTGCAGGTCCTTCCATATATTTTTGTGTAAATGTTACACCTGGAATTAACACTGTATCAGTGTATAAATTTGGTTCAATTGTTTTTGAATACTTTTCATCAACATATTGTTGTCCGTATAATACTGCCATTTTAAATCATCTCCTCTTTCTTTTATGGCTATTTTCCGTAATATGGATTATTTTTATATTTTTCATCTAAGTATTTTTTGTTAGAATCCCCTAATCCTTGAGTACTAACTTGTTTAGGGCTTTTTTCTTTTAATAATTCATTTACTCTTTGCTCTACTCTCTTATCAATTTCAGTAGATAAGATTTGAATATTCTTATTCATTGTTTCTGCAGTCTCACGAGTAAAATCAAACATTTCAAGTAAGGATGCACCTATTCCTTTTTCTTCTGCAATTTTAGATACAGTATCTCTTAATTCATGAGCATTGTTTTTTGCTCTTTCATCAGCCAATTCCTTTTGAATTTTCTCAAGTTCATACTGATGTTTTTGTTCCGTATCCATCTTTGCAAGTTTTTCAGCTTCAGTTTGCTTTGCTTCTATTTCTTTAAGCAAATTTTCCCTTTCAGCCTTTTTAATTGCTTCAACTTCTGCTCTTGTATAAGTCTTACCCTCTTTTTTAGGTACTTCTTGAGTAGTTGCCTCTGCCTTTTCTACTGTTTCGGTAGTAGTTACCATACTTTCGTTATTTTCCATAACTCTTCTCCTTTTCAATTGCGGCTTGAAAAATGCCAAACAGTCCGTTGCGGTGGTTACCATACCAATTTGTGCTTTCATAAGCACTAGAAAAGGAACTATCTCTAGTTCCCTTATCTACTACCTATAAAAATGGTTGGAGAGATGGGATTTGAACCCACAACCCCTACATCCCAAATGTAATGCTCTACCAAGTTGAGCCACTCTCCAATAAAAAAATATGCCTTATTTGACATATTTTCAAAAATATTGTATAATCTAATTAATGAAATGGCTGTTGTGGGGACTGGCCCCTCAGTGGTCATTTTATTTTTTTTGGAGCATATAAAATTGTTCTCCTTTTTTTATTCCTATTTTTTCTACCCAATTTGTGTCATTTCTTGAAAAAATTGAATTAGCTTGTTCTATTAATTCAGCAATACTTAATGGTGAATCAGTAGTTTCAAATAAAAATGCATGTGCTTGTTTTTCTTTTCCATCTATATTATGAAACAAAAGTTGATAACTTTCTCCAGTAACCACTTTCATATCATATTTTTCATAATTCAAATATATATCTGAGCATTGGATTCCTTCAGGTTTATTAATTTTAGGATTAACAATAATATCTTTATCTATATTTTCTTTTATCCAATTGTAAAACTTTTCCTCTTTTGGTTCAAATTTAACCAATTCTACATCATTACCATCAATTTTATACTTGCTTCCTTCATAAAAGAAGTCATCACCCATCTTATAAATTAAAGGCTCTTTCCCAGAACCATTTTCACTTAACCATTGTTGAGTTATTATATTATAATTTCTGTTATCAAAATCCTTTTTAGAATGAAATTCTAGATTGTACGATAATGTAGATCTGCACCAATGAAAATGATTATCTATTGGTGGCATATTCAATCCTTTAACCAAACCATAACAAGTTATTGTTTTGTAATACAAATGCTTTGCATCATAGCCAAAATATCTTTTAAACTTATTCTCTGCTTGAACATTAAATATCATACCATTCATATTCTTACACATTCTTGTTGTTCTTTCATCCATTTCAGCAATAAATCTTACTTTTTGTATTCCATTATCTTTTGCTACTTGTAAATAAGCATCATTTACTAAATTATCAGTAATATTAGACATTGCTCCTGTTGGTTGACCTTCTTCTCTTATGTTGATAATGCTTCTTTGCTGTTTTTTAATTAATTCTTGTAATTCTCTTGAATTAATATTTAACTCTCTACCTTGTTGCATTATCATTAATGCTCTTTTATATATTTCTTCGGCATGGTCTAATTCTAATGCCATTAGATATGCTTCAGCTGTTGCCTCTAATAATGGAATATTTAATAGTAGATACATTGTTTCAAATGGTATATGGAAATGTATTGGTTTTAGTATGCCTGCTTCCCTTATTCCTTGCTGATATGCATTATCTGCTATTTCATAATAAAGAAGGTTGTTTACTTCATCAAGTTCTTTATTTTCTTGAATATAGCAACCTTCTATCATTGTTCTTAACATTTCACTATAAGTAACTCTTTTCTTATTAAGTATTAATCTTGCTCTATAACCAAAATAATCACTTAATAAGCCACTTTCTTGTAGTTCTAGTATAAATCTATCTAATCGTGCCTTTTCTTGCTTAGAGATAGGTTTATTTAAGTCTTGATATGGTATTTTAATTAGATTAAACACATCTTGTAATTTATCTTGTGTTTTTTTATTTAGTTTCTTGTAATCTTTACTATATTTGGCAAGTAATTTATCTACATCTTTCCATCTTGTTTTAAGTATTTCTTCTTCCATAGAGTATCACCTACTCTTTTTCTGTTTCTTCTTCTATTTCTTCATTTTCAATATTTGCTTCTTCTTTAGGTGTATTATCTATTCCAAATGATTTAATTCTTTCTATATTTGCTAGCATATTATCTTCCGCTTCTGCATCTTTCTTATTCTTCTCATCTAAGTAGTTATAACCTAATTTTTCAATTATAGTTTGTTCTGATAAGATAGATTGAAGCTTCATCATACTATCAATTCTTTCATCATCATTTGCTGGTAAGTTCTTAGGTAAGTCTATA